GACGCCGGAGTTTAAGTGCCGCGACAACCCGCAAGTCATTGACGCGGGGTGCGCGATACTTCCGTATTTGACGATCACGCGCCAGCAGACCATCACGATGGCGCAGTTCGACGCTTGCGCGGGAGGACCTGCACCTGGGTTGCCGACGAATGTCAATGGTCTCTACGGCTTTCCGTGCGATGGATGCGGGACTGTTCCGACGCCTTGCTGCTGCACCGACTGCACAGGAACGTGCCATTCCATCAAAATGACGAACGAGATCGTCATGGCTGGTTTGAACACTCCTAAACAGGGCATCATCTACGCCAGGGTGCTGGAAATGATTCCGTGCACGGGTCCATCGGTCGGCGGCACGTTCTTCTGTGGGTCCGGTTGCGATGGCACAGAGGGGTATTCGCAGATCACGATCGAGTTCCGAGCGATCATCCCGACGGAGCCGATGAAGGCTAACGAGCTGTACGTCCAGCAATGCATCGACGTGACTGCCGGATCCGATCTGGGGCGCCTCCGTCTGCCGGAAGCGTTGAGCATGGCAGACCTCGGCCAGGGCGACGAGGCTGGCGACTTCTGGTGCGTTGGCGAAAGCTCGGTGGTCGTCACATGGCGCAAGTGCCGCAGCACGGCAAACAGTTTCGACAACAAGTGCAGAATGCAATCTGGGACCTACGAGCCCGTGTTCATCGGCATTGGAAGTTGTGTCGTCGTCAACCCCTGCGAGAAATCCGTTCCGAATCCCTGCGACGTATCGGGCATCAGTAACTTCCTGCAAGCGATGGGATGGTCCTTCAACCTGGTGGTCTCATGAAGCGTTACTCCGTGGTCGACGGCAAACTGGTTGAGCTGGAAGGCACGGCGACCACCGTGGTCCGGGACGCTTCGCCTGGTCTCGGCGACGTCGTAGCCGGTGCCGCGAAGGCGGTCGGCATCAGGCCGTCCAAGGGCTGCGGGTGCGAGAAGCGGCGCCAGGCGCTGAACCGCGCTACGCCCAAGGTGGTCGCGCGACTGCTCGACGCGCTCCGTGGTTACTGGTCGAAGAAGTGAAACAAGGGAAAACTGGTTGAAATGACGCCGGATCGTCGATATGATGCGACAGGCACCGAAATGAAACAGGTGTCGCTGATCCCAGAGGACGCGGCAAGTCCTCGTTAGCGGCCATTTCGGTGCGATTGAGAGGCGCACCATGTCAGAGAGAGCGATTGAGAGGACTGCACCGCGTTCTTATGGGAAGACGGCCAACAGCATTCAGGTCCGGGTCGACCTCGACCTTATGGACCGGGTGGCCCGGGTAGCGGCGAAGAACAAGCGAACCATCCGGGGACAGGTCGAGCTGTTCATCGAGGAGGGCCTCGCGGCCAATCCCCGCCTGGAGACTCGCCGGGACGGAGGTGCAGCGTGAGCGACCTCCTCGCACCGCAGGACCGGGTGAAGCAGAACGAGCAGCTCGTTCGCGCCCTGGGGACCATCGTCAAACAGAACTACGTGATCCGTGTGTCCGGACGCGAGTATCTCACCGTCGCCGGGGCGCAAGCGATCGCCTCGGGCATGGGGCTGACCACTACGACGGAACAGCTCCGGCACGTCCCGGCGACGGATGGGATGACCGGCTACTGGGAGGCCACGTCGACCGTGGTCGACCAGCGCGGCGTCGTGCTCGGGCGCGGCGTCGGCTGCGTGTTTGACGACGAGAAGCCGTGGAACACGCGCCCGCAGTTTGCGCGACAGATGATGGCACAAACCCGCGCAACTGGTCGCGCCTTGAAGGGCGTGATGGGCTGGGCGTTCGCCATGCTCGGCACCGCGTCGAGCCTCCATGAGGAGATGCCCGAGGAAGCCGCTACGACGCCGCAGGACGGCACGGAGGGCGTTCGACGCCTTCCGACCCGTCCGAGCGCTCCGAAGGCCTCTAAAGGCGACTCCGTGGCGCTACGCGAAGTTCGCGGAGTTTGTGCGGAGGTCGAGTGCAAGGTGAGCAAGGCCGGTACGAAGTACTGGCGCATCGGCATCGAGGCTGGCGAGGCCACCGAGTGGTTCACCAGCTTCAAGCCGATCCCCGAGCTCGCCGGTCGGCTGCTCCTGCTGAAGCTGGTGCCACACAAGGACGGCGTCCTGGTGGAGGACTGCATCGACATGGAGGTGGAGTGATGGCAAAGCATCACCCGGGCGAGATCTTCGCCCTGGGCGGCGCCTTGACGCCCACCGAGAAGCTCGTTGCGATTGCCCTCGCCGATTACGGCGAGCGGATCCATCCCAGCCAGGCGCATATCGCCATGAAGACGGGGCTTCACCTCGACACCGTAAGTGCCACTATTTGCTCGCTGCGGAGCAAGGGCATCATCGAGACTTACGGCAGCGGGAAGGCGCTCACGTACCGGCTTGACCTCCGGTCTAGGACCGGAGGTACCTCCGGCTTTAAACCGGAGCACCTCCGGTCTACGACCGGAGCACCTCCGGTTTTAAACCGGAGGGATCCTATACACCAAAGAACCACCAAAGAACCACCAGCGGCTAGCGCCGCGAAAGGGGGGGTGGTTTCACCCTGGGATGGGATCGATCCGGAAGACGTAACCAAGATCCGGCGCTGGTGCCCGCGTGACACCGACACGTTGTGCGAAGCGCAGCGCCGCGTGACGTTGCGCAAGCTCGCCGACCTTGGCATCCGAGTCACCGACCACGCCAGGTGGTGGCGACGCCTGGGCGAGCGGTGGGGGCAGATCGGCGTCCCGCCGTACGACCAGTTGGCGCTGGAGCTTCAGTCGATTGGACCTGACGTGCGAGACCGTGTCTCGGTGCTTGCCTTTCGCGTTGGACTTGGGAGGGTGGCAGCATGACACGCATACCGCAGACGATTCGTGAACCGTGGGAGAGGGCGCTCAAGCGCGCCCAGCGCAGCATCTCGATCGGCACGATCCCCGTCGACGTGGTCGAGGAGCTGATTGCCATGGTCGTGGCGCAGCACGAGGAAGCCCGCCGGGAGGATCGCGAGTTCCGCGAGATCACCGGCTACCTCCTCAACCGCATCAGCGCCCTGGGCGGCGGGACGGACACGCGAGGCGCGTGGGCTGAACCACGAGGCCTCATGGTGAAGCATGGAATTCACACGGTGGTGGAGGACTCACAATGAAAGACGGAATGACGTTTCAGATCATTGACGAAGAAAATGCCTTGCTTGAGGATTCGCCCGCAAACGAGCGAATGCACAACAAGCACCGCATCAAGCTTGATATCGCCGACTACAAGCGATTGATGGAACAGGCACTGCGCGGGCAGGTTGATTTCATCATCAAGGAAGAAAACTACACCGACAAGATCAAGGTTTCGGTAGATCGAATGATCGAACTGGCCGTCAAGTCCGTTCACAATCGCATCGAAAAGATCGTGGCGGATGAAGTCGAAAGACTCGTCAAGGAGCGAGTGGCCGCAATGGTTCAAAGATTGGCGATTGGTGTTGAAGTCAATGTCGAGGACTCGCAATGATCGATCCGAGTGGCGTCGGCGCGGGTGCCCGTGGTCGTTCCACGGGCGCCCGAAGCCGCCGTAAAGGCGCTGTAGGCGAAGCGGAGGCTGCGGCGGCTCTCGGGGCCGTCCTGGGCAAGCCGTGGCGCAGGACGGCCCAGCGGTGGGGCAAAGCGAAAGCCGACATCGAGCCCTGCGACGGGGGCGTGGGCGTCCATGTCGAGGTGAAGCGTGTTGCTTCACTGCTGAAGCGATGGTCGTGCGCGGTGCAAGAGCACCCGCTGATCCTTGGCGGGGAGTTGTACTGCTGCTCCATCGAGAACCTGGTGCTCATGCTCGACCAGGTGGAGATCCCACGCATCTGTGCCAAGAGCTCGACCGTGATGCGCTACATGGCGCAAGCCGTGCGCGACGCCGAGGATGGCCTCGTTCCCATGGTCATGTGCCGAATGGATCACGGGCCTTGGCTAGTGTGCTGGCGCTACGACGATGATGACCGGCTGACTGCTGCTCTACGGGAGGCCATGAAGTGAAACGCTTCCGGTACCAGGGTGGGCTGGGCAAGGCCATGAGCATGGTCAACACCGTGCGGTCGCGTGGTGGCGCATGGACCCGCAAGGCCAAGCAGCACAAGGCCATCGAGATCCAATGCCGCAAATGTGGCAGCATTGTCGGCCTGGAGTGCGATCACATCGTGCCGCTGCATCGTGGTGGAACTAACGACGCATCGAACTTGCAATCGTTGTGCCACGATTGCCATGCTGCGAAGACCGCTGCGGAAGCTGCTGAACCTCGGACCAAAATTTGACTTTGAGTGCCCTAGGCCCTAAAAAGTTGTGAGAAACCGAACTAGCAAAAACTTTTTTCAAACGCCCCCCCCTTCAGGGTCGAGGGAGGGGGGGTCTACGGGGCACCGCCTATTTGGGGACTCTTTAACAGACGCCCGGCGTAAGCATCGACGCAAGCCGCCTTTATGCGCCGAGCAAGCGGACGCCTACGCCCGTGGGGTCGTCGATGGGACGCTCGTTGCGAACGCCCGGGTGCGTGATTCGTGCCGCCGGTACCTCGCCGAGCGCCTCGATCCCGCGGCGGCGTCCGTCTGGTGGGACGAGCCTCTGGCCGACAGCGCCCGGGACTTTGCCCTGAAGTGCGGGCAGGGCGCGGAGGCTGGGGCAGGGGAGCCGCTCGTCTGGTTGCCCTGGCAATGCCTGGTCGCCATGATCCTCCTCGCCAGGCGGCGGGTGGTGAACGGCACCAAGACGGATACCCCCGCCACGAAGGCGCTGCTGCTGGTTGTGTCACGCGGCGCGGGGAAGACCGAGTTCGCGGCGTCGATGATCATGGCCGCGATGCGCGACCCGGAAACGCGCCTTGAGTTCGCGTCGGTCGCTCCGGACGGTCGCCTTGCGCAGAAGACCTTTGAGCGAATGCAGACGATGAGCCAGACGCTCGACGCCAAGGAATGGAAGGCGACCGGCGGCAGCACCCCGGCGCACCCCGGCAAGGTGAAGCACGGCGGCAACCGGTACATCTCGCTCCCCTGCACGGACAAGGCGCTCGACGGTCTGA